CAATTGCCGGCCCCATTGTGTCTTTGACAAAGGTTGCAACCGCTTTGAATAAATCTAAAAGAGGTTTCAAATCTGCTTCATTGTCACCAATAGCTTTTTTAACTGTATTGAAAGCATTTGAAATGCCCTCAATTGCTGGCCCAAAAACCTTTGCAAAAAATGGGATGACATAATCGAACAAATAAGTGTAAAGACCTTTGAAAGCCGGAATCACAAAATCAACGATCACGCCCTTAATTGAATTCAATGGCGCTTCAAGGTCTTTGCCAAGAGATTCAGACATCTTTGAAAGTGCTGGGATTACCTTGTCCACAAAGCCTGAAACAAGCGGCGTGATCGCATCAAGGATAAATCCGCCGACGGTCTCTTTGCCTTCATTGAAAGCTTCAGACAATCGAGCCATTTTGCCTTGAAATGTGTCAGCCTTAGCCGATGCCTGATTTTCAAAAGTATCTGCAAGCTTCTTTGTGATTTCGTCCATTGACAGCGTTTTGAGCTGTGCCGATGACAATCCCACACCAAGCTTTGCCAAAGAGGCTGTGTTGCCTTCCTGTGCCTTTGCAAGAGCATTTGTGACGGCTTCAAGCGACTTACCGCTACCGGCTGAAATGTCGAGAGCTAGTGCCTGAAGCTTTTGAGCCTTGTCCACATCTCCGGTTGCGCGAGCCAATCTTTCAAGCGATGGTCTCAATTCTGTGTCGGTCACGCCAAAAGCAAGCTGTGTTTTCGTTATGTATTGCTCGGTCGCCTTGACTTGTGCGTCGGTTGCTCCGGTAACATTTTGTAATGTGAGCTGCAACTTCTTTTGAGCAGCTTCATCAGCAATGGCAGATTTAACGCCATCGATTGCGAGCTTGCCAGCGTAGGCCACAGCTGCGACGGATGCGGCAGCAAAAGCGGCAGCGGCTACCTTTCCAAATTTTCCGATCTTGTCTGAGAATCCAGCAACTTCGGTTTGTGCGCCTTTGACTCCCTTTTTGAGCTCGTCGAAATCAGCGTCAAAGGTGATCTTTACTTTTGGAATGCCGGCCATTTATTTGAATCCTAAATCGTTAGCGACGCCCTGAATCATCGATGCGTATTCGCGAGCGACAATGGGCACATAATAATCAACCGCCGGAGCGATCCAATAGCCGGTTTTTTTGTAAGGTGTTTTGAAGCGGTTTGTGTACACGCGACCAATTGAGTCAATGCCGACATGAGATCCGTATTCTGTGCCCCACAGCAAAGCTCCAGCCGGCGCGCCTTCTTGCCTGACTTTGCCTTTGCCTGACTTTGATTTCTCGCCGCCGTACTTTCGGCCAACCTTCTTTGAACCGCCAATGTCCACACGGATCAAGCGATCGCGTGGCGTGGAAATGGTTGAGACAACAAGCTTTGTCTGCGGTGCCGGAGCCGATAAACCTGACATCATCAGCTGACCAGCAAGCCGCTTCGACATTGTTTGAGCTTTGTCTCGAATTTCATTTTGTGTTTCTTTATCAAATGAAGCGAGCAATGAATAAAGATTTTTGAGCTCGTATGGATCCACGGTGATGGAGTAGGTGCCACGCCCTGCCTTATCCACCATTTTGTTTCTCCAAAATCTCGATTGCTGTCAAAATCTGTTCCGCCGTCTGCCAACTTTCCATCGGGATGTGAGTCGCAATGGCAAGCTCAACGATTAGTCGATTTAAGCTTCCGACGGGATAACTTTTGGGCTATCCGATCCAGCCTCTACATCTGCAACTGTTTCGATCCAAATTTCATACGGCTTGACGGCCTTGCCAGCTGCCTCACGCTTCATGGCGTTGTATGCCAAGAAGAGCAGATCGCTGACTCCCATTGAATCGGCTTGCTGAATAGTTTTGCCGAATTTTGATTCCCACTTTGTCCACTCAGGTGGAGCGGCGAGATAAGTCGCCGACTCCCCTGAGAAGTATTCAATTGTGATGTTCAGTTTCATTTTTGCTCCCGATTCTGTTTCTTAACTGAATGTTTCTGTTGGTGTGCCAACAACTTGCATTGACATTGTAACGGTCTGTGCGCCCGGAGCTGCTCCGCCCACGCTTGGGAATACAGGCAAGACATTGCAAGCAAAAACCGCGCCTGTTGCAGCTGTTAATGAAACAGCCAATGTTGTGTTTGGTGATGATTCACAAGCTGACCACATTGCTTCGCAAAGTGAACCTGTTGCGCCCCAATCCGCAAGCATTTCGACATCCAGCGTCCAGCTGTCATCGATCGCTTTGTAAGCGCGGCCATCTAAAGTTTGGTATGTCTCAATTGTGTGTTCGTTTGTAAGTGTTACGGCTGTTGCTTGTGCGTCGTAAGCTGTGGTCGCGATCGTCAAAGTCAGATCGCGTCCGGTAATGACGGTCGTTGGCACGGTGTCTCCTTAGTTTGTTTGAGTGTAATAGGTCGAGACTTCGATCTCGCAAGCAAGAATTTCCGAAGCTCCGATTTGGACGGGAATTGGATTTGACACATTTCCCAATGTGTAATTTGCCGGCAATGCCGCCAAAATGCTGATTGTGAGCTGCTCGATGTTGTCGAGTGCTGCCGCGTTGGAATACATTGCAACGCCGATTGTGATGACAAGATTGACTTTGACTTTGATGCTTGACTTGTTGATCAACACCGTTTCAAGGTACGGCGCAAAAGGTACGACCGCAGCAAATGGCACCATCGGTGCTTCAGGTACGGAATCATAAACATTTGCAGCAACGGATGAAATCGCTGTTTTCAAAGCACCGCGAACATTGACGGCAATTGATGATGCTGTCATTGACAAATCGTTTCGACATCAAGATACGGCTGAAGCAATGCCGACACTCTGTTGGTCAAGCTGCGGCCCATTCTGTATGGCGTAGCGGAAAAATCAACGCCTTCGATCTGGCCACCGGCAGCGATTCGGCTTTGGAAGATTTCAATGCACACGGCATACATCGCAGATTCGATGGCCGGATTTGCTGCATAGAGTGTTGCCGCGCCATAGCCTGAAAGAGTGGCTGTGCCATTTGGCACAATCGCGCGCTTTGTGACATCGGCATTTGTAAGAGCTGCCGTGAAATAGTAATCGCCGACTTTAACGACGGTGAATGTTGCTGAAAATGGTGCTGGCAATCCAGCAACGACAATTGATTGACCGATCACAAAATCATGCAATCTTGCTGTGTAGAAATACGCCACATTGTCTTTGAGCTCGTAAGCATCAACGGCGGATTGATTTGCAACAAGAAGCGGCAAGATCACAGCTTCTCCCGAATCGATTATCTGTTCAAGATAAGCGTCATTGTAGAGAGAAGAGCTCACACCTAATACAGATCGCAACTGTGCAGCTGTGATGACGGATGGCATGAGCTCTTCCCTTCTACGGCTGGGCTAGCTCGGGAGCGAACTAGCCCATGATTAATTGGTGGCGATTAAGCCTTGTTATTCTTGAATGCGCCAGCCGCGATCTTTGTCGCGATTGCGCCGTATCCGTACATAACGATTGAGATTTGGCCTGAAGCGATTACATCAGCGCGTAGCTGATAAGTAGGGCCCTCGTACCATGTGTATGCATCAGGATTGACGATCAAGATTGAACCATCTGTGTCTGTACCTGCCGCTGTGTTAGCGGTTACATACAAATCAAGTCCTGCGACATTTCCGCGAACTGATGTTGGAGCAACTACGCCGCCAGCATTTTGTGGAACCTGTGCATTGTAAATTGGACGCCCGCCGTCGTTAAGTGTCATGACATTGCTCCATTGTGAAGTATTCATGATGATGTTACGAGCAAAGCCCTGTGTGTTTGAATAAACTGATGCCGCACCGCGAGCAACTACACCGAGAAGCTCGGCAGCTGTTGGATAGGTTGTGATGGTTGTGCCGTCAGCTGATGCGCCAGCGATCAATGCAGCATTTACAGCTGTATCGGTTGCCTTTGCGTACTGTGCAGCAAGATTGTTCATCAATTCATTCATAAAGAGTGGATTTGAGCGATCAAGCAACTCAACTGAAAATGTCTGTTGTCCGGCGTACTTCTTAACATCAACTGACACAAATGCAGAATTCTGATCTGTCTCTGATGGTGTGCCGGCTTCAGCTGTCACCGCAACTGTTGGAAGAACTGTGATCTTTGGGATCTCAAATGTCATTCCAGCGTCAGGCAATGCGCCACGGCTGATCGCATCGATGTTGCTGCGTGTTGTGTTAGCAAGGCCATTGATCACGGTTGTGAGCTGGCGTGTAGGCACAAGACCTGCATTGTCTGTTGTATCTGCCGCAGCTAATACATACTGACGAGCATCTTCGTCGCCGAGTGATGCTTTGATTGTGTTTTCAAGCAACTTTGCAGCTGTGAACTCTAAGCGTGGCTTTGAAGTCCATCCGCCGACAGCTGGCTTTGAGCTTGCTGTTACTGACTGAGCAGCTTCAACCGTCTCGACGGTATCCGCGTTTGTGACGGTGTTGTCCACTTCGTCTCCTTCTGTTGTTGGTGTTTCCTCTGAATCGATTGTCGAGTCAGAATCTTCAGGCTCTACGGCCTCTGTTGCAGCTACTTCAGACACGCGAGCAGATCGCACCGCTGGCTCTGTGACAAGTGCAACGCCTGTCATTTCACCTGCCAAAACACGCATTGTGCCGTCCTTTTCCATTGTGTATTCATCAACGGCCAATTCAATTGAGAAGCCGTCGCGTAATCCCGCCATTGCCTCTTCAAGTGCATCTGAACCGGCTGTCGTGTTAGCAATCTTGAATGTTGCATCGATTGAATCTTCATTGACCGACATTGAAAGTGTTTTGCCAATTGGTCGAGTGCGATCATGTTCAAGATTTAATTTCACATCGGTTGGTACGACCGATCCTTTTGCAAAAACAACTTTGCCGGTTGATGCGTTTGCAACTTCTTCAAATGCAACGATGCGACCGGTGATTGTGCGAGCGTTTGAATCCGCCGCTGTGATTGTCATTGGTGTTGTGAGCTTCATAGCAACATGTCCTCTTCCTCGCGGATTTCATCGATCGACATTGCGCCGATGCGATTTAAGATTTCATAAACTTGCGCGCGCTCGTAAGGATTGCCACGCAAGAAATCATCAAGATCAAATTTCACTTCATTTCCAAGCGGTGTGAAATCTTGGAATGACAATCGCTCTTCAATGATGCTCATGTAATTTCTGAAAGCAAAATCCACCAGGTCGCGACGCTTATCCAGCGCGTTTGAATAAGTGAATGACGATTGCTGTGAATCTGTGAAATAAGCCGGAAGACCACAGGCCCTGCTCAATTCCAAAGCCACATAATTTCTGGCCTCATTTAGTTGAATGCTCTTGGGATCAAAGCCAAGTGTTTCAAGCGATACATCTGCATTGAGAAATGCTGTTGATTTATTTTGTCGAGCTGTACGCCAAGCCGAAAGCAATTTCGCAACGCGATCAGCCGGAAGTGATGTGCCATTTGATCGCAAAACCATTTGTGGAATTGGCTCAACAGCAAAATTCATTGCAGCCTTTTCGAGTGCCGCAGCTGCGCGGATTGTGCGGCCAGCGCGTGAGAGCAATCCTTCTTGTGTGCCGGCGAATACGACAAGATAATTTGGATCAACATAAGTGCCATCGATGGCATAAGAATTGATCTCTGTGCCATTTGCATTTGTTGTGATTGAAATGCGCTCCGGTGCAACACGCTCCATCGCTCTGATTTTTCCGGTGTCGGCATAACGCTCGGTCACAAGAGCATACGCGCTCGGGAAAAAGAAGAGATCGGAAATGATCCAGCTCCAAAATGTCACTCCGGGAATTCGTGGATCAGGTTGATTGATCACGCGCGGTTGTGTGACTTTTTCGCCGGTTGCTGTGTTGCGAGTGTGCATCGGTAATGATGCGATTGTCTGAATGATGCCAAGTGCGCGAGCGCATGTAGGCACACTCATTGCTTCAGCTCGTGATGCTTGTGCTATGCCAGCAAAGAAGAGATTTTGTTGCTCGGCGTAGTACGGCGCGATTGAAGCTTCAATGTCGTTTGTTGGCTGTGCCGGAGCAGCGGTGATCGCCGTCGGTACAAATAGATCGCGAAATCCCATGCGCTAATTCTCGCACCGCTTATACGATCAGCCGACCATGATGTCAAGATCCGTCTCAGGGCGTGTCGCAAAGTGTGTGACGAGAGCTGTTGCCACGCAAGCGGTCACGGTCGCTTGTGACGCTCTTCTTCCAATAGTCCAGCCACCATCCCCAAAAGGTAATCGAGCAGCGGATAGAATCTGCTTGGATAACTCTGCCTGATTTTTGTGACGCAATCTCTTTGATGTAATCGCTCCCAATAATTCATCACAAGCTTGGCCATAAAGTGCGCCATCGATGTCGGTGATTGGGATTCCGGCTGGCACAAGCCGCGCGGCAATTGCTGAAGCTGTGCGCTTGCTGTACGCCACAACCTCAACCGGAAATTCGCGACAATACGGCGCAATGTCATTTGCGACCGCTTTGTCATCGAGCGAAATTGGATTGTGCCAAGTATGCAAGAGCTTCACAAAGAATCGCTCGCTGTCGATTTGTTGAGCGGCCACAAGAGCTGCCGATCTACGATCCGGCGAACAATCCACGCCAAGCCATGTTGTCTTTTCGGGATCTAGCTCCAAATCCTCTTCGATGCATTCATTCCATTCATCGCTTGGGATTGCAGCTGAAATCGTCGCCACCCAGCGACACAGCACTTCGGTTTTGACAACATCCGGTGGATCATTGAGCACAGCTCGCAAATTGTCGATGTGTACGGTGTGGCCAAGTGCCGGATTGGCCATCGCAGCACCTTTCCAAAATGCTGGCGAGTCATCGATCTTTTCGTAATTGGATGACCATTCAAAATAACCAATGTCATCGCCTTTTGCAGCTGACATGCCTCTTTCGCGCAGCTGATTCAAAACTAGGCTATGTTGGTCTCCGGCGTTGCTGAGTGTCCACAGCTGTGGATTCTTGGCAGCCATCATCGTGTATCTCAGCGATGCCCAAGTCGTCTCATCTTTGAGCTCGCGTGTCTCATCCACAAAAACCGTCTCCGGCTTTGAAATTCCACGCGCCGCCGATCCACCAGCTTTAACCATGTACCGTGAGCCGCCAAATTTGGATTGCAACTCAATCTCTTCAGATCCATGAGCCCATCGGATTTTTTTGACTTGGCTGGCAAGTGATTCATTCTCTTCGATGATGTTCACGATGTCTCGGAAAGTCTCCAGCGATGTGGTCAAGCGGTGAGCTGTACCGATTTGTAGGCCGTCACGCCACAAGAAGAGTCCGGCCAAAATTCGCAGCTTCATCAGCGTCGTCTTTCCTTGTTGTCTCGCTACGACGCAGGTTATTAGGGGATGAGCCCACCTGCCGTCAGGCTTTACTTTGTGAGCTTCCATTGCGAGCCATTTTTGCCACGGGAGCATTGGAATCCCGATTGAATCGGCAAAATCTATCAATTCTAGCCCACGCGACGGCAAATCGAGCAGCTTTGAGTGAATTCTTGGCGATTCTCGGCCAATAAGTGCTTCTGTAGTTCTCTCTTCAACCTGTGTGAGCGAAGTTGCTGCAACAGAAGCAGAAGAAGAGCCAAAAGAAGATTCTGATTCGACAATCGATTCAGAGGAAACACCAACAACAGAAGGAGACGAAGTGGAAAACACCGTCACAGACGCTTCAGCCGTAGAGACGGTAGAAGCCGCACAGTCAATCACCGCGACATCAAAGCCAGCGGTCGGCGGATGGACAGCCAAGCCACGCTTGGAGTTCACAGCTGCGAAGTACCTTGAAAATAAGGTGTTAGCTGCAACAGGCGACGAGAATGCTCGTCAGTATGTTTTGGCAGCTGACAACACAACCGACAATGCTGGTCTTGTACCAACACGCCAGCTTGCTGAAGTTGTCAATGGTCTATCAACAACAATCCGTCCATCAATCGATGCAATCAGCCGTGGCACATTGCCTGATGCTGGTATGACATTTGAAATTCCAAAGATCACAGTTGCTCCGGCTGTTGGTGTTGTTGCTGAAGATGCTGCATTCACAGAAACCGACCAAAACAGCGCCTTCATTTCGGTGAATGTTCAAAAGTTCGCCGGCCAGCAAAAATTTAGCGTTGAGCTTCTAACACGCACATCGCCACAATTTTATGATGAGCTTCTCAGAAATATGGTTGCGGCTATGGCTAAGCAACAGAATGCAACCGTCAATGCTGCATTGATTTCAGGTGCAACACTTGATGGCACAACAACAACGACTTATCCAACAGCTTCAGAGCTTCTTGGAATTACAGCTCGCGGTGCTGCATCCGTTTATGGTGCAACCGCTGGTCTGCCAAATCCATTTGCTCGCAACATGATCGTTTCAACAGGTCAATGGTCAAACATCATGGGCTTGAATGATAGTGGTCGTCCAATTTACACAGCAACAAATCCAATGAATTCTGGCGGTTCTGTTGCACCAACATCATTGACAGGCAATGTTGCTGGTCTAAATCTTTATGTTGATCCAACAAATGCTGGCGATGGAGATGGAACAATCTTGATCGTCAATCCTGATGCATACACATGGTATGAAGGAACAAGCTATCAGCTGCGCGCAGAATCAACAGCTGACGGATCAATCACCGTTGGTGTGTATTCATTTGGCGCAATTGCGACAAAGATTGCAGCTGGCGCATTCAAGAACAACAAGGCGTAATCCGCCACAATTAATCATGGCCTAGTTCGCTCCCGAGCTAGGCCAGCCGTAGAAGGGAAGAGCTCATGCCATCCGTCATCACAGCTGCACAGTTGCGATCTGTTTTAGGTGTGAGCTCTTCTCTTTACAATGACGCGTATCTTGAACAGATAATCGATTCGGGAGAAGCTGTGATCTTGCCGCTTTTGGTGGCAAATCAATCAGCCGTTGATGCTTACAAGCTTGAAAACAATGTGGCGTATTTTTACACATCGAGATTGCATGATTTTGTCATTGGTGAATCATTTGTTGTCGCTTGATTGCCATTAGCATTTTCAGCAAC